TAATCTTGTTGTACCAGGCGCAGCTGATTCTGGTAACATGTATACGATTATAGCAGAGTTTCAGAAAATTTATTAAGGAGGGTAACTAATGGCCAATACAACTTCCGGCACAGTTACTTTCGATAAAACTTTTGCTGTAGATGATCTAATAGCAGAAGCATATGAGCGTATAGGTTCACAAGTAACTTCTGGATACCAATTAAAATCAGCAAGAAGATCTTTAAATATATTATTTCAAGAATGGGGTAATAGAGGTTTGCACTACTGGGAAGTAGGTGAAACTAATATTGATTTAATTGAAGGCCAAGCTGAATACACTTTCTACAGATCAAGTGGAGATGGAACAAGTTCTAGTACAAATGCAACCTCAGATGTTTATGGAGTTGCAGATGTTTTAGAAGCAACGTTTAGACAAAACAGAACTTCAACATCACAATCAGATTCAGCAATGACTAAAATTGATAGATCAACTTATTCTAGTTTATCTGCAAAATTATCTAAAGGAACTCCATCACAATATTTTGTTCAAAGATTAATTGATAAAACAACTATTACAGTTTATCCATGTCCTGACTCAACAGCTGCATCAAAAGATATGCATATTTATTATGTAAAAAGAATACAAGATGCAGACTCAACTTATACGGACGCAACAGATGTACCTTATAGATTTGTACCTTGTATGGTTTCAGGTTTGGCTTTTTATTTAGCACAAAAATTTAATCCACAAGCAACACAACAATTAAAATTATATTACGAAGATGAATTAGCAAGAGCATTAGCTGAAGATGGTTCTTCTTCTAGTACTTTTATAACCCCTAAAACTTATTACCCAGGAACTTAATGGCACAAGCAAGAGGAAAATACGCAAAAGCAATATCAGATAGATCAGGAATGGAGTTTCCATACAGAGAAATGGTTAAAGAATGGAACGGTCATTTAGTACATCAATCTGAATTTGAAACCAAACATCCTCAATTAGAATTAAGATCAAGATCAGGAGATGCACAAAGTTTATATGATGCAAGACCTGCTAGAGAAGAAAACGAAGTAGCTAGACTCTTGGGACCTGATCCTTTTGAAACGATTGCAGCATCATCAGGTATTATAAATGTATTTGAAAAATCTCATGGTAGATCAACAAGTGACACGGTAAGATTTAGAGGACCTATTTATACAACATCAGATCCAGATGCTTTTCAAAACCCAGTTGGTTTTGACGGTGTCACAGGAGCTAATTTAGCAAAAGCCGCAGGATATTCTATTACAGTTGGTAAAAGAGATTCAAGCGGAAATATAACTAACACAGAAAATTTCTATCACTTTACTGTAGACACAAACACTGCTACAACAGGTGGTATATCAGGAGGAGGCAATAGTTGTTCGGCTGGTCCAGCAACATTGAGCGCATAATATGTCAGGAATAAGTTTTTCAGATTTAAAAACACAAATAAGAAATTACACAGAAGTTAGTTCTACTGTTTTATCAGATAGTATTATTGAAAATATAGTTTTAAATGCAGAATATAGAATTTATAGAGATTTACCTCTTGATGCATACAGAGCATCAACAACTGGTAATTTAGTAACTAACCAAGATTTTGTAAATGTTCCAGCAGGAGCATTAGTTGTTAGAGGTGTACAAGTTTATGATTCAACTTCTGTTACAACTGGAACTAATATTTGGTTAGAAAAAAAAGATTTAACATTTTTAGAAGAGTATAGTTCAGCAAATACAAGCACAGCAAAACCAAAATATTACGCTATGAAAGGTGGAGCAACCGGTAATGGAGCCACAACATCAGGTGCTATTTTATTATCACCTGTGCCTGACAGCACTTACGAATATCAAATTCATTACAATCGTATACCAGATAAATTAGAAGCAAGCAGCAATGAAACTAGTTTCATTAGTTTGAATTTTCCAAATGGTCTGCTATACTGTTGTCTTGCAGAAACATATGGCTATTTAAAAGGTCCGGCTGATATGCTACAACTTTATGAACAAAAATATAAACAAGAAATTGAACGGTTAGGAGGAGAACAATTAGGTAGTAGAAAAAGAGATGACTATGCAGATGGAACTGCTAGAATACCTGTTAACTCTCCAACACCTTAAGGAATTAAATTATGGCATCAACATTTTCAGATCTTGGTATAGAACTAATGTCCACTGGCGAGAATGCCGGGACTTGGGGAGATAAAACTAATACTAACTTACAAATCGTAGAAAAAGCAATTGCTGGTTATGTGGAAAAATCTATAGCTGGCGGTGCTCAGACAACTGCATTATCTATCACGGATGGGACAACAACAGAATCAGATTCAATAGCTCGTCACGCTGTTATAAAATTAACAGGATCAATTACAGGAAATCAAATTGTAACTGTTCCAGACTCTATAGAAAAAGTTTATATTATAACTAATGGTACATCAGGTGCTTATACTGTACAATTTAAAACAGCATCAGGAACAGGTATTACTTTTGGTGTATCAGAAAAAACTACAAAACTAGTTTATTCAGACGGAACAAATCTTGTTGATGCAGGTTTTGGTGGAGCACTTGACATTGAAGGAAGAGAACTAGTTTTAGATGCTGATGGTGATACAACTATTACAGCAGATACAGATGATCAAATAGATATTAAAATTGCAGGAGCTGATGATTTTCAATTTACTGCAAATACTTTTACAGCACAATCAGGTAGTAGTATTGTTGTTCCAGATGGTGGGCTTACTTTTGGAAGTACAGCTATAGCTGCAACAGCAGCAGAGTTAAACATAATGGATGGTGGCACATCAGCTACATCTACAACAGTTGCAGATGCAGACAGAGTTGTACTAAATGATAATGGTACAATGGTACAAGTTGCAGTTACAGATTTAGCTGCGTACTTTGATGATGAGATTACAGCAATGCCAAACCTTACATCGGTTGGCACTCTTACAACTTTAACAGTTGACGATATTACTATAAACGGAAGCACTATTTCTGACAGTGGCAGTATAAATATTGAATCTGGTAGTAGTCTAACAGTAGATGTTGATGGTGGTATAAATTTAGATGCTGGTAGTGGTGGTAATGGTATTAAAATTAAAGATGACGCCACAGAAATATTGCAAATATCTAATTCATCTAGCGATGTTACCATAGAAACTAAAGTTTCAGATAAAGATTTATTTATTAAAGGTAATGATGGTGGAAGCACAGTAACAGCTTTAACTTTTGACATGTCTGATGCTGGTAAAGCTACATTTGGTGGTAATGTAATTGTAACTGGAGATCTTACAGTATCTGGTGACGATATTACTATGGGTACAAACACTGCAGGTAATATTTTAGTTGCAGATGGTACAAACTTTAATTCAATAGCCGCAGGTGATTTATCTGAAATATCTACAATAGCTAATGATGATGTATTTTTAGCAGTAGATACTTCTGGTGGTGGTCTTAAAAAAGTTGCAAGATCAACTGTTGTATCAGGACTAGCTACATCCGCTGCATTATCAAATGTATCAGAAGATACTACACCACAATTAGGTGGTAATCTTGATTTAAATGGTAGTGATATTGTTACTACTTCTAACGCAGATTTAGAATTAGCACCAAATGGTACAGGTCATGTAACTATAAAAGGTAATACTAACCCAGGTACTATTCAATTTAACTGTGAAAATAACTCCCATGGTCAGCAACTAAAACCACAACCACATTCTGTAGGAAGTAGTGCTGTTCACACTCTACCTAATGTAACTGGTGAATTAATGCCAGGTAAAATTGAAGGAACAAACTTTACAGGATCATTATTAGTTGGTCATACAACATCAGGAACTTTAAATGCTGCTCAACATAATACAGGTGTTGGAATAACAGCTTTAGATGCCTTAACTTCTGGAGATCAAAACACTGCTTTAGGAGGCGCTGCTTTAACAGCAGTAACTACCGGAAACGACAACATTGGAATTGGTTACAATGCTGGATCAGGAATTACTGGAGCTCCAGGTAATACTATCATAGGTGTTAATGCTTTTGTTGGATCCGCTACTGATGCTAATTCTGGTTATAATACTGTTGTAGGTCAAAATGCTATGAATGTTGCCTCAGGTGCTACATTTAACACAGCTTTAGGTAGAGATGCTGGTAGAGAAGTTTCAACTGGAGATTATAATATTTTTTTAGGATATAACGCTGGAGCTAATGATAGCACTGCTGGTATTACTACTGGATCTGGAAATGTAATTATTGGAACTGTTGACCCAGCGAGTAGAACTGGCGACAGACAATTAATAATTGCTGGTAATGATGGTTCAACAACTACAACTTGGATATCAGGTGATAGTTCTGGAAATTTAACTTTTAAAAGAATTGATACAGGCGATGATAATCCTTATGTACTTACTTTACAAACTGGTGAGACAGACATCGCAGCTAGTGATATATTAGGTTCAATTAATTTTCAAGCTCCTGACGAAGGTACAGGAACAGATGCTATACTTGTTGCAGCAGGTATCGAAGCCGTTTCTGAAGGTGACTTTAGTTCATCAAACAATGCTACAAAATTAAGTTTTAAAACTGCAGCTAGTGAAGCAGCAGCTGAGAAGATGTCATTATCTTCTGCTGGTGTGTTAACAGTTTCAAGTACAATAACAGCAAACAGCCAAGATGTTATTTTAGGTAAATTTGAAGGAACAAATTTTACAAATGGTTTAATAATAGGTCATTCAACAACAGGAACTTTAAATGCTGCTAATAATAATGTTGGAATTGGTCATGGTGTTTTTGAAAGTTTAACTTCTGGAGATAACAATACAGGGGCCGGTGTTGACTCATTAGCAGGTTTAACTATTGGTGTTAACAATACTGGATTCGGGTCTAATACTTTAAAAAATAATTCTGTTGGTTCAAGTAATACTGCTGTAGGTTATCAAGCAATGGAGGCTTCGGCAGGTGGTAATTCAAGCACGGCAATTGGTTCTCAAGCTTTAAAAACAGCTTTGGCAGGTTTTAATACTGCTGTAGGGGTATCTGCTGGAGAAGGAATGGTTGGACAAGATTCCCACAATAACCTTGTTTTAGGTTACCAATCGGGTGATAATATAACTTCTGGTGCTGGTAATGTAATCATCGGTAGCGTTAACGCTGATAGTGCAACAGGCGACAGACAATTAAAAATTGCTGGTTATGATGGCACAACAACTACAACTTGGATATCAGGTGATAGTAATGGTGTGGTAACATTTAGTCAAACACCCGTAAATAGTGCTGGAGCAGCGTTTGTAACAGATGACCCAACAGCTCTTGCAATTGCTTTAGGATAATATATAAAATAAAAAATAGGAGATAAAAAATGGCAAATACGTTCAAATGTGTGACTTTCGCAGCAGAACCCGCATCAGCAGGTACGCCTTATGTCATGTACACGGTAGCATCAAGTACTACTACAGTAATACTTGGTTTAGTTCTTACTAACTTAAACACAACTTCAGTTACAGCAGAAGTAGAACTTGTTAGTGATACAGCAAACCGTAATGGAACTAACAACGTTGCGAATGGAACTTCATTTCTAGTGAAGGACGTAAACATTCCCGCGGGTTCGAGTTTGGAGGTCTTAACGGGTGGTAAGGTTGTTATGGAAACTACAGACATATTGCGAGTAGACTGTTCCGTTGCAGATAAACTTTCTGGCACGTTGAGCATTATGGAGATAACGTAAGATGGCCTATATCGGGAATCAACCTACAGACAACTTTGTTACATTCGCTACACAGAATTTTTCTACGTCAGCAACGTCTTCTTATACTCTGTCTCATGCAGTTAGTAATGAAAACGAAATTGCATTATTTATAAATAACGTTAGACAACATCCTGGATCTGGTAAAGCATATACTGCATCGGGTACTGCCCTAACGCTATCAGCAAACACAGCTTCGACAGATGTGATGTACTGTATTTTTTTAGGTAGAGCTATTCAATCAACTGTACCTGCAACTAATAGTATTACAGCTGCCATGGTTTCTGCAAACGCAGTAACTGGTGCAAAATTAAATACGGATGTTATATCCGCACAAACTGCATTAGCTGCTGAACCAGCAGACACAGATGAGTTTTTAGTTTCTGACGCAGGAGTATTAAAAAGAATTGATTATAGTTTAATTAAAGGTGGTGGAATTACAATGGCAGATAACTGGAGAATAACTGCTGATATTGCTGATACAGGTACAGTAACTGCAAATTGGGAAAGGAATGATAAGATTTCATCATACATTGGCTCAGGTATGTCTGAATCTTCAGGAGTATTTACATTTCCAAGTACAGGAATATATTTTGTTTCTGCACAAAGTTATGTAGATGAAACTTATGATGGTGCTCTTGCATATTGTGGTATTCAAATTATGGGTTCGACTAATGGAAGTTCTATATCATCACTCTCACAAACTTATGATAGCTCAGGTGCTCAAAATCGTCATATGTCATTATATTGTTCTACTATATATGATGTAACTAATACATCTAATAATAATATTAGATTAAATCTTGACCATAGTGGAACATCAACAACAGATGCAACATATGGTGGTAATACAAATGTTAATTACACAGCGTTAACTTTTATAAGATTAGGAGATACATAAGATGAAAAAAACTAAAGATTATTTTCAAAAAGCATTGATGACATTTAATGGTGGCAGTTGGTGGGGTTGGAAAACACATGACAGCAATGGAGATAAAATTCCTAACGAAGATCGTATGCAATATCAACACATTAAGATTATTAAAGATGGTGCTACTATGCCAAGTGAGGCTGATGTTAATGCAAAGATACAAGAATTAAAAGATGCTGACACAGCTAGAGCAAATGCAAAAACATCAGGTAAAGCTAAATTAAAAGCAGGGGAAGCATTAACAGATGCTGAAATAGCAGCATTATTTGGAGCCTAACCCATGGCACTCTCTAAGGTCGACTTTAATAACATAAACGTTACACCCGCAGCTAGTAAAGCTCTTAAATGGAATTCTAGTGCCAATGGTTTTGAGACAGGGGATCTTGGTGGTAATATGGTTTTATTGTCTACAACTACAGCATCTAGTTCAGCAACTATTGATATAACAAGTGGAATAGATTCTACTTACAAAGAGTGTATTATTAAATGCATAGATATTCATCCAGCTACAAATGATACAGCTCTTACGTTTCAAACAGATACTGGAACTAATACGAGTTATAATCAAACGATGACTACTACTAGATTTAAAGCTGGTCAAAATGAAGCTGGTAATTACACTGTTTTAGGATATGAAACAGGTTCTGACCAAGCACAAGGAACTTCATTTCAAGTTCTTACTCAAAATGTTGGAAATGGTAATGATGAAAGTTTAGCTGGAACATTACATATTTTTGAACCATCAAATACAACTTTTGTAAAACATTTTTTGGCAACTTTTAATACATATCAACATGGCGATGCTACTTATAATGATTTTACTGCTGGATATTTTAACACAACAACAGCTATAACTAGAGTTAGATTTAAAATGGCATCTGGTAATATAGATGCAGGAACATTTAAACTATATGGAATATTATAATGGCTATATCTAAATTTAATTATAACAGTTTTAATGTAACACCTGTTGCAGGTAAAGCGTTATCATTTAATTCAGATGGAGATGGGTTTTCTACAGCAGGTGCAAGTTCCATGACGCTTATTAAAACTTTAACTGCTAGTTCGGATTCTACATTATCATTCGTAGATGGAAGTTCAGACGTAGTTTTAGATAGCACATATCCTGTTTATGTATTTAAGTTTTATAATATTCACCCATCTTCAAATGCTGGTGCTAATAAATTTCAATTTAATATGAGTGTAGATACTGGTTCTAATTACAATGTTGCAAAAACAACTACATCTTTTGTAGCTTATCATGAAGAAAGTGATGGCAATACTTCATTAACATATGAGCCTGGTCATGATTTAGCACAAGGAACAGGTTTTAAAGATATATCTATAAATGTAGGTGGTGGTAGTGATGAAGGTACATCTGGTGAACTTTATTTATTTAATCCTAGTTCTACCACTTTTGTAAAACATTTTATAAGTAGAACAGCAGTTTATGAGTATTCTGATCGTGCTTTTGATAATTATTCTGCTGGTTATGGAAATACGACTAGTGCTGTAGATGCTGTTCAGTTTAAACTTTCAGGAAATAATATGGCTTCTGGTACAATAAAACTTTACGGAATAAAGGACTCATAGTGGCATTATCAAAATTAAATTTCAACAGTTTAAATTTAACACCAGTCGCAGGTAAAGGTATTGGTTTTGATTCAGGAGCCGATGATCTTGAAGCAAGTTTTAGTGGTGGTGCTATGGTATTTATTTCAAAATCAACAGCATCATCTTCATCTACCATAAGTTTTACATCTGGAATAGATTCTACTTATAAAGAGTATCTATTTATTTTTAATAATATTCATCCAGAAACAAATGAAACACAATTGCAAATTAATATGAGTACAGATAGTGGCTCTAATTATAATGTAACCAAAACAACTTCATTTTTTAGAGCATATCATGCAGAAGCTGATGATGCTGCTTCAGTTACTTATTATGATGGTGATCTTGCTCAATCAACTGATTTTCAACGCTTATGTTTAGGAATAGGAAATGCAAATGATGCAAGTGGTTCTGGCTATTTACATCTTTTTAATCCTAGTTCTACAACATTCGTCAAACATTTTACAGCACAAACAAGTGAAAATTATATTAGCACTTATAGCTTACATAATTTTTGTGCTGGATATTGCAATACAACAAGTGCTATTGATGCAGTTCAATTTAAGATGAACTCTGGCGACATAGATGCTGGAACTATAACCTTGTACGGAATTAATTAATATGATAAACAATTTAAAAGGAGTAATATAACATGGCCTACATTGGCGCTCAACCTAGACTTGGGAATTTTCAAGCTTGTGATGCAATATCGACAAGTGCTACAGATACATTCAACTTATTAGTTGGAGGTGTAGCTATATTTCCACAAACAGCCCAACACTGCTTAGTGTCACTAAATGGTATCCTACAGGCTCCTATATCATCCTATACTATTTCAGGCAGTACGATTGTATTCGCCTCGGCATTAACATCGTCTGACTCTATCGACTTCATCACTATTTTGGGTGATACGCTCGATCTCGGCCATCCGTCGGACGATACTGTAAAAACTGCAAGTTTACAAGCTAATGCAGTTACAGGTGCAAAATTAAACACAGATGTTATTTCAGCTCAAACGGCTTTGACAGACGAGCCTGCAGACACGGACGAATTTTTAGTATCAGATGCAGGAGTATTAAAAAGAATTGATTATAGTTTAATTAAAGCTAGTGGTTCTATGGTTAAACTTCAAAGTCAAACAGCATCTAGTGCATCAGCTGTTACATTTACAAGTACATATTTAACAACCACTTATAAAGTTTACCAACTTCATTGTACAGCTATTGATTTGTCAAGTGATGGTGGAAATTTAGGAATACAAACCTCAACAGATAATGGAAGTTCTTATGAAACAGGAAGTAATTATAAAAATATTAGACAACATAGTAGAGATGATACATCATCCGATGCAATAAAATCTGGTCATGGTACAGGAGATGATAGAGTTAGAATAGTTGGAACAGGCTATGGAGTAGGTACTAATAATAATGAAGGTGGTATGAGTATAATTACTATTTTTGATCCATTAGGAACAGGAAAAGGTAAATTTTTTAAATGTTATGGTTGTCATTTTGACGAAAATAATAAACTTGTTCAACAAGATCATACTTTTGCATTAGATCAATCTGCGGCTGTTAACAATTTTAAAATAATACCAGCTAGTGGAACATTTAGTGGAACTTTTACTTTATACGGAGTAGCATAATGGCACATACACACAAATTAATAGATGGAGTTAAAATAGATTTAACGGCAGATGAAATTACTGCTTTAGAAAATATAGATACTCAATGGAATAATGGTGCTTTAGATAGAGCATTGGAAAATTTAAGAAATAAAAGAAACAGTTTGTTACATGAAACAGATTGGATGGCTAACTCAGATGTAACTATGAGCGATGATTGGAAAACTTATAGACAAGCATTAAGAGATTTACCATCTGGGTTAGATACAGTAGAAAAAGTAAACGCAAAAGAGTTTCCAACTAAACCATCGGAGTAACCTATGGCTATCCGAACTGCAGTCAACAGAGCACTAACAGCAATCACAGCGTTGCCTACAGCGGCAGCCTTGACTGATGGTAATTTGACTTTGCTTACAACAGCAACAGCATCAAGTTCTGCTACATTATCTTTTACATCAAGTATAAACTCTACTTATAATAGTTATTTATTTAAGTTTATAAATATACATCCATCTGAAGCATCAAGACCACAATTTAATTTAAGTGCAGATGGTGGCTCTAATTATAATGTTGCAAAAACAACAACATTTTTTGCTAGTTATCATGCTGAAAGTGGTGGTAGTACAGGTGGACTAGGATATAGCACTGGTGGAGATTTAGCACAAGGAACTGGGGTTCAAAGATTAGGTGGAGATACAGATGCAGATAATGATACAGCTATGTCAGGCACTTTAACTTTATTTAATCCATCTTCAACAACATTTGTAAAACATTTTATTGCTACAACTCAACAAGTATCTACTGCTTATTCTCAAGAATTATTTTTAGGTGGTTATGCTAATACAACATCAGCAATTAATGCTATTCAATTTAGTCAAGATACTGGAACTATACAATCAGGAACAATTAAAATGTACGGAGTGGGGCCGAAACAATCATAATGGCATTAGTTAAATATAATGATAGATCTCTTAGAAATCTAACCACGGTTCCTGCAGCAGTAACAGGAAATAATCCAGGTGCACTGGTACATATTAAAACTTTAACAGCTTCTAGTTCAGGTACTTTGTCTTTTGTAAATGGGGCATCTAGTGTTGTGTTAGATAATACTTATCCTATTTATAAGTTTGAGTTTATTAATATTCATCCAGGAACAAATGGTGCTAGATTAGCTTTTCAAGTAGATACAGGAACTAACACAAGTTATAATATAACAGTTACCAGTTCTAAATTTAAAGCATATCAACAAGAAGATGATGACAATGCTCTTTCCTATGATGGATCATACGACCAAGCTCAAGGTACAGCTTTTCAAAATTTAGGAACTGTTTTAATAAATGATAATGATTCATCTGCTAGTGGTGAACTTTGGCTTTTTTCGCCATCGTCATCAACTTTTGTTAAGCATTTTTTAGCAACTGTTCAAGGTATGACAAATGGATCTCCACCATATTCAGAAGTTAGATATAGTGCTGGATACTTTAACACAACAACAGCTCTTACCAGAGTACAATTTAAAATGGATAGCGGTAACATAGACGCTGGCACTTTTAAAATGTATGGAATAAAGGACTCATAATGACATTACCTACTTCAGGATTAATTACAGTAAATGACCGAGGAGCTAGAGCAGCTACGACTTTTGGATCTGTTGCAGCTGTTGGTGGTAACATGGTGTTTATTAAAAAGCTAACAGCATCATCTTCTTCTACCTTATCTTTTGTTGATGGTGCAAGTTCAGTTGTCTTGGATAATACCTACAAGGAATACTTATTTACTTTTAAAAATATTCATCCATCTACAGATAATAAAAGTTTAATGGTAAATTTTAGAGATGGTGGAACAGATTATGATGCACCTAAAACTACCACAGCTTTTAGGAGTGGTTATAATGAAGGAGGTAGTAATACTCAATTAGGTTATGTTGGAGATTATGATTTAGCAAATGGAACAGGAGATCAATATCTATTTGAAGGATTAGGTGCTGACAACGATCAATCTTGCAGTGGGTATTTACATTTATTCAATCCATCATCAACAACTTTTGTTAAGCATTTTATCTCTAACTTTCAAGGATATAGATATAATAACTATACTTCAAATTGGTATGTAGCAGGATATTGTAATGTAACTGCAGCTATAGATGCTGTTCAATTTAAAATGGATAGTGGCAACATAGATGCTGGAGATATTTGCCTTTACGGAATTCTATAATAATGATACATAACACCAAAGGAGAAAACTATGCCAAGATATCATAATATAAATGGTAACAGAGTACAATTTACAGCAGCTGAAGAGACAGCTAGAGACAATGAAGAAGCGGCTTGGGCTAATGCAGCTCCTGCTAGAGCTTTAGCGGATTTAAGATCTAAAAGAGATCGTCTTTTAGCAGCATCTGATTGGGAAATTACATCGGAACTTGAAAAAGGTAATGCTATATCATCTGATATGAAAACTTACAGACAAGCTCTTAGAGATTTACCTGATGGTAAAGACACTGTTGCTAAATGTACAAACGCTACGTGGCCAACTAAACCGTAGTAAAGCATAGGATTACACTATGTTACAAAAATTAAAATTTGCTTCAGGGTTTAACAAACAAGTTACCTCAACAGGTGGTGAAGGCCAATGGGTTAACGGTGATAATGTTCGTTTTAGATATGGCTATCCAGAAAAAATAGGCGGTTGGGCTCAACTAGGGTCTGTTGAAATGACAGGTCGTAATACAGCCATACATCATTTTGTTAATACATCTGGTATTAAATATGCTGCACTAGGCACAAGTAGTATTTTATATGCATACTCTGGTGGTATATTTTATGACATACACCCAATTAAATCTACTACAACTTTAACATCAGCTTTTACTACAACTAATGGATCTGCAACAGTTACCTTAACTTTTTCATCTGCTCATAGTATGAATAAGGGAGATATTATCTTATTAGATAATTTTACTTCAATTACAAATTCTAATTTTACATCAGGTGATTTTACAGATATAAAATTTATGGTAGCATCAATACCAACTACCACTACTTTAACTATAACTATGGCATCTAACGAATCAGGATCTGGTGCATCAACATCGGGTGGTATACGTGTAAAACACTATTATCCAGTTGGACCAGCGGTTGAAACTGCAACAACAGGTTGGGGTCTTGGATCATGGGGTGGACAACAACAAGGTCAATTTACATCAACACTATCATCAGGAATAAACGCATCAGTTACATCTTTAACAATGGCTAGTTCATCTTCTTTTGCATCAACAGGTACCGTGCAAATAGGAACAGAATTAATTACCTATACAGGAAATAGTGGTGGTACATTATCAGGTTTAACAAGAGGTGCTAATGGTACAACAGCAGCTATACATTCATCAGGTGCAACCGTTACAGATGCATCAAATTATTTTGGATGGAACTCTGCAGCATCAGGAGATATCGTAACATCACCAGGTTTATGGTCATTAGATAATTTTGGTAATAAACTTATTGCAACAATAAATGGTGGTGAAAGTTTTGAATGGGATTCAAATCCAACAACAGCAAATGCTACCAGAGCAACAATTATATCTGGTGCACCAACTTCATCTGCATTTAGTTTAGTATCAACTCCTGATAGACACTTAATATTTTTTGGAACAGAAACAACTATTGGAACAAAGTCCACACAAGATCCTATGTTTGTAAGATTTTCTTCTCAAGAAGATATCAACACTTACGCACCATCAGCTACTAATACTGCAGGTACACAAAGACTTGCAGACGGATCTAAAGTTGTAGGAGCTATTAGAGGACGAGACGCTATTTATGTTTGGACTGATACAGCATTATTTACTATGAGATTTGTTGGTCCACCTTTTACTTTTTCATTCCAACAAGTAGGTACAAACTGTGGATTGATTGGACAGAACGCAGCTGTTGAAGTTGATGGTACAGCATACTGGATGTCAGAAAATGGTTTCTTTAGATATACAGGTAGATTAGAATCTTTACCGTGTTTAGTTGAAGATCATGTATTTGATGATATTAACACAATACCAAAACAACATATCAATGCAGGATTAAATAATTTATTTGGTGAAGTTATTTGGTTCTATCCCAATTCTGGATCAGGAACTGTAAATAGAATGGTCACATACAATTATCTAGATTCAAGCGCCGAGCGACCAGTATGGACTACAGGTACATTAGCAAGGACTGCGTGGCAAGACTCAGCTGTATTTGGTAGACCTCATGCAACAGAATATGATACAAGTTCTAATGGTACATCGGGTTCTTCTACATTTGTTCAAGGTAATGTTGATGGTGTTAGTTATTACTATGAACACGAAAAAGGGTTAGATCAAATACGAGAAGGTGCAACTACATCAATTATTGCATCAATTGAATCTGGAGATTTTGATATAGGTCAACAAGGGCTTGCTGGTGATGGTGAGTTTATGATGAAAATTAGAAGAGTGTTACCAGATTTTTTATCACAAACAGGTGATGCAAGAGTTACATTAAATTTAAGAGATTTTCCAAATGATACACAAGCTAGTTCTTCACTTGGGCCATTTACTGTAAACAATAGTACAAAAAAAATAGATACACGTGCAAGAGCTAGATCAATATCATTAAAGATAGATAATACAAGCACAAGTCAATTTTGGAAACTAGGTACATTTAGAATTGATTATCAACCAGATGGAAGAAGATAATGGCAAAAATAGTACAATCATTAACACAGCCACCAAGAGAATATGATCAATTAACATTTTTATCTTTAGTAAGAGATTTAAATGGTTTAATTGAAAAATTAAATACAACTTTTCAAGAGGAGAAAACAGAAGACAATGATGCCATTGTTTTCTTTTTAGGTGAATAATGTCCAATAGTTTTATAAGTAAAAAAGTAGATATTACGTCAGATGCAACATTTACTTTATATACAGTACCCGCTGCAACAACGGCTATAATAAAGTCTATATTAGTAAGTAATGATGATGCATCAGGACAATCGGCTCAATTAAACATAACCCTAACTAATTCAAGTGACGCTGTTTTTAGTATTGCTTTTCAAAAAGTAATTGAAGGGGCACAGGGACAAGCCGGAGACCCAATAGAAGTATTAAGTAAAACTTTAGTGGCTGAAACTGGAGACATTATAAAAGTATCAGCATCTGCAGCAAACAGGCTTCATGTGATCCTATCTGCTATGGAAGTACTGCCTAGAACAGTTACAACATAATCTTGATTTATTAGATAAAATCTAGTAGATTAAAGAATTCAGGTGAAAATCCTGCCTTTTTAATATAAACAAAATTTAATATATATGATTACAAGATCTCAAATGCGAAGACAACTACGTGCACAAGGTGGCATTATGAATGTAGCACCTAGAAAAAAGTTTGGACTTGGCAGTAAATTAAAAGAACGATTTAGAAAACTTATACCAAATGAATTAGCAGATGTAGCAGTCAAAGCTGCACCGTTTGTTGCACCATTCAATCCTGGTATTGCAGGATTGATGAGAGGTATTGGTAGATTTGATCAAAGAGGTAGCATCAGTGATGCACTCAAACAAGGTTTAGCCACAACTGCATTTGGAGCTGGTGCAAGATATCTAGGTGGCGCTGAAAATATTATGGGTGGTGGACTTAAAGGTGGTTTTACAAATCCAATTGGTCAAGATAGTTCATTAAGAAATTTATTTGCAGAAAAAAATACAGTTTTAACAAAAGATCAAATAAAAAACGAAGCAAAGAAAAAAGCATCAGGCAATAGATTTATGGATGACATTATAGGTCAAACTACAGGTAAAATTCCTGGAGTAAAATCACTACCACAAATCGTACAAGAAAAATTATTGGTTGGTGGAGTAACAAGCGGTGCAACATATTTATATGAAAAATTTTTAGCAGATGAACCACCACAAAATAAAGATGAAACTTACGAACAATACATGGCAAGAAGAAAAGAAAATGTTGGTAGAAAAATGAGAACGTATATGGATAATTATTTTGCAAATGAACCTGAGTATATGCAACTTGATGATGCTGGTAGAGATGCGTTTGTTGCTAGATACAATGTTCGAGATGGTGGTCGTATAGGTTACCAAACTGGTGGTGTTACTATGGGTAGCACATTGCAACAAAACATAGCAAGTAACAGGCAACAGGCGGCAGGGATCCAGGCTATGTTAAATGCAGCAAGAACAAAAGCAGGTCTTCCAACGGTACAAGCGCCACAAAGAACAACGCAATCCGGAATTAGTTCGTTATCTACACCTGCACAAACGTCAGCGCCTGCACAAGCATCAGCGCCTGCACCTTCTATTACAACACCAAGCTCAACACCTACACAAACTCAAGCTCCAACTATGCAACAAATAAGTTCTGCAATGTTATCAGGTGGTAATCCAATGGCTTCACCAACAGCATCATCAATGGTTTCACCTGCACAACAAACAACACAACCTTTAAAACAATATACAATTCCTGAGCAATCTGGTCCGGGTATGGGTCCGATGGGTCCGATGATGGCAGATCCTTTACAAGTATTTTCTGGGTTAAACCAACAACAATTAGGTGAATTGCCTGAACAAGATTTTTTAGCTTTAGAAAAAAGATTTGACGCTTTACCTCAATCTGAAAAAGATAATATTGATAAGTTTATAACAACAAGTATGGATAAACAAGCACAACAATTTCTTTCTAAAGAAAAAGCGGATGAGATTAAATACAGACAGCCTGATGGCAGTGCAGGAAATATGGGAATGTATGTAGATGCGGTAGAAGGACTTAAAGCTACACGTCCTGATATAAAATTAACTGGAAACGAAACTTTTACAGAGTTACAAAAAATAATTTATCCTGAATATTTTAACCCTGATGGAAGCTACATGACTGATGATCAGTATAATCAAGAATTTAATCCAAGTTCACTTTCTGGTAAACCTTATCAACCAGAAGTTAATCCTTATTATAATGCAGATGGAACAGTAAAAGAAGAATTTGATCCAATGAACAACTTTATAATGCTTGACGCGGCAGAACCTTCTGCAACCGGCACTTATTTAGACAGAACTACAGGTTATAGTATTCCACAAACTTCAAGTGGATATGAACCTAATTTTTTTTATAAAACAGGCGGCAGAGTAGGTTTTGAAGAGGGTGGTACTAATTTTATGAAATGGTTAAAAGCTAACTATGGACTAGAAGTAAAAGAGTTAGATATGGATCAATATAGTAAACTTTCTAGAGAGTATAATAATGAAAACTCAGATCCATATGAAACCGGTAGAAAGAAAAATGCTGGTGGTGGTATTATGAGCATGCCTATGGGTCAACCTAGAGTTAATCAAGGTGGTGTTACAGAATTAGATTACAGAGCTAAAGGTGGTTTTGTACCAGTTGGTATAAAAGAAAAAGCAGATGACGTTCCAGCGATGTTATCAAAGAATGAATTTGTATTTACAGCAGATGCTGTAAGAGGAGCAGGCAATGGTAGCATTGAAAAGGGAGCACAAAAGATGTATGATACAATGAAAAATTTAGAGAGAAGGGTTACATAATGCAAGATATGATGATGGCTTCAGCGCCAGATCCAATGGATGAAAGAAACCAGGTTATGGAAAATATTGCCATGCAAGAATTTGGTAAACCTTTAAACCAATTAAGTGATGATGAAATAATTCAAATAGAAATGATGATAGACGAAATGGCTAAAAGAAAAGATCAACCAAAAAAAATGGCGTCTATGGATGACGATTATGAACAAGAATTTATGAAACTTGTAGAAGAGTTTATGATGAATGGTTTTAGTCAACAAGAAGCAATTGAAGCAGCTAAAGACGAAATTGAAAGACAACGTACTAAATTTATGGCAACAGGTGGTAGAGTAGGTTATCAAACAGGTGGTGTTACAGAATCAAGAACACTTCCACCGGAATACGTAGAAGCTTTAGGTAAAACTTATGCAGCTGATCTTACAAGACAAGCTGGAATGCCAACGGTTACAAATGCAACAGCACAACAACCAGGTGAAACTGCTCAACAATTTGCACAAAGACAAGCGCAAGCTCAACAGTTTGGTATTACTCAAGCTGGTATGGCCGAACTTGCACCGCAAGTAGCAGCACAAGATCCATTACAAGCAGCAGCATATGCACAAGCAATAGATCCAACAAAAGGTTTAGGATCATACCAACCATTTTTAACCGCAGCAGGTCAAGCTGCAACAGGGGCAACAGCTCTAACTGGAACAGGAGCTGGAACCGGTGCAGGATCAATTCAATCTTACATGTCACCATATCAACAACAAGTTATTGACACAACGATGGCAGACTACGATGCACAAGCAGCTAAATCTAGATTAGGTTTAGGAGCACAAGCAGTATCAGGTGGAGCGTTTGGTAGTGGCCGTCACGGTATTGCAGAAGCAGAATTTGATGCGTTGAGTAACAGAGGAAGAGCTAGTCAATTAGCAAGTCTAAGACAATCAGGATTTCAACAAGCATCACAAAGAAGACAACAAGATTTAGCAAACCAAATGGGTATTGCAAATTTACAACAAGGTCTTGGTGGAGCAGCACAAGATTTTAGTAGAGCACAAATATCTGGCCTTGGTACATTAGGTTCAGCACAACAAGCACAATCACAAGCGGTACTTGATGCACAAAGACAAGCAGCACAGATGGCTGTTCAAGATCCACAAAGAAGATTAAATATGCTAGGATCAGGCGTCATGGGACTAATGGGTGGCATGGGTGCAGGTAGAACAGAAATAGGTGAAGCACCAGCACAA